GCATCTGCTTCGCTAATGTCTGCGTAGCTGGTGAAGCTGTCCGCATCTGGCTCTGATAGCCCTACAGTGCCGTAGCAGCGGCCATGATGGTCACCATCTGAGTCCGTTAGCTGCCAGTGGAGGGTTACAACGATATCCGTTAGCCCACTCTCTGAGTCAGTTAGGGTTCGTTCCATGCTTGATACTGTCCATGTAGCCATTTTTATTGCTCCTTAAATTGCTGAAATGATGAACGCTAAAAGTTCTGAATAGCGCACACCCATTCGTGTACGTTCTTCGCCTGTTTCTTCGTCAGTCCATGTGCTTGAAATGAACATTGCATAGCGCCCAGCGTCTAAGCCTTCGGCTGCGAATGCGTCTTGCAGGTCTTGTGCAATGATTCCGAAGTGGATACGGGCATCGTCGCCCTTTTCTTCTACGGCAGACTTCCAGCGGAACTTACGCAGTAAGCCTTTAGCGGCTACAGCGACCCGCTGCTCTGCGTCGGACAGTGCTTCTATGTCCTGCTTTTCGTTGCGGTCTGAGGTTTGAATGGTGCCGTTAGTGGCAAAGATGTCAGTGAATCTTGCGTTAGAGTTACCCAAGTCAATAGCGTTGTCTCTGGCGGCTGTCCCACTGCTTGGGTTTATCTGGTCAGAACCAAAGTTAAACTCTAAATTAGTGTCTCCAGAACCTACTGAAATGAACTCACCGCCTCTACTGCTAATCGACCCAACTTCCGCAGAATCCTTATAGAAAATTTGGATTTTCCCATCAGTTGACGTTCTAGTTAGTACCTGTACTTGCGCGTTATTTGCAGTCGCATAAATTTGCCCGTTGTTGTAGAGCACTGTCCCAGCGGTTGATTGTGTTGTTGCGGTTTTCCCCACAAGCACATTGCCGCTACCGTCGCGTGGCAGATAGAGGTGCGTGGTATCAGTGCTGTTGAGCGTTGTTCCAATGAGTAACGCATTTGCAGACGCGCCTGAGTATTCGAAAAAGCCGCCTAAATCTGCGCTGCCGTTTTTCTGCTCATAAAGTTCTAATCTAACAGCTTGGTCAACGCTGCTTGAAGAAACTGTCAGGGTTGGGTTGGAGTCAACAACGTGCAGAACTTCAGAAGGCGAAGTCCCGATGCCCACGGAGCCGCCATCTGGCTGGAACACTATACTACCTGCGTTGGCAACACCTTGCTCAATGGTTTGGAATGTCCATTTTCTGTCTGCGGCTGATGCGCCACCTTTAACTTCACATTGTAGGGCGGCATAGCCGCTTGATTCATTGGTTTTACCCAATTGAGCAAAAGCTGCACCCCCTGTAGACGTTTTTGCTTGAGAAACTGTTAAATCAATTAGTGCTTGGGGTGAGCTAGTCCCCAGCCCCACATACCCTGAGCTGCCATCAATCACCATCATCGTCGATGGGGAATTAAAGTGGATGTCTTTTACAACGCTGCCCGAAACTGACGAACCAATCGTGAGAGTGGAATTGTCATTAGTGATAAAGGCTTGAGCATTTGTTGTTGTTGACGCGCCTTTGAATTCTAGCGCACCAGCCGATGTCAGGCGCATGCGTTCGCTGCCAGCAGCAGCTAATGTCAGGGCACGATTATTGTGCTCATACTGTATGTATCCATCGTATGTAGCCGTACCGGAAGTGGCATCAGCAAAAGCTAGCGTGCCTGCGTGACTTGTGGAGGAGCTTTTTACAGTGATACCACCATTTTGCGCTTTTGCTACTACTACTAAATCTGGAGCTAGATAACCTGAGTTGTCAGATTCCCCGATGCCCACGTTGCCGCCGCTTATGCGCATAATTTCAGTGCTAGCGGTGTAATCGAAAAATTTAAGCGCAGAGCCACCGTTCTGTATCGAATAAATTTTTGATGTGCTGGTATCGTTTAGAACGACGCCAATGTTGCTAGAAGAACCAGAACCTTGAATATTTAAGAGGTTTACGTCTGTTACTACTGTGCCGCCAATCGCCATTCGATTGTTGCTGTCTATTGTCACAGTGGTCGAACTGGCGTTATCGTCAATGCCGTTACTGGTGAACGTAGTGAAGGTTCCTGCCGCAGGCGTTGAGCCACCAATGACTGTGTTATCAATGGTACCGCCATCTATATCAGGCGTGTTGATGTCTGGGCTTGTCAGCGTCTTGTTGGTGAGAGTCTGTGAGCCAGTAAGCGTTGCTACTGTACTATCAATAGCAAAGGTCACAGCGTTACCAGAGCCACTAGTGTCAATACCAGTACCACCAGTAAACGTAAGAGTCTCTGAGTCTAGGTCTATGCTCAGTGCGCCACCAGAGTCTGCTTGGAAGTCTAAATCTTCAGCAGTAATTTGTGCATCTACATAAGCCTTAATAGACTGTTGAGAAGCAATACCTGTAGCACTGTTGGAAGACATATCATCTTCATCAAGAAATGCTTTACCGTCTAGGATGTTTAGCTCTGCTGCTGTAGATGTAACACCATCCATAATGTTCAGTTCTGCTGTAGTCGCAGTAACTCCATCCATTATGTTTAGTTCAGCAGCGGTTGCAGTAACACCATCAAGGATGTTTAGTTCTGCTGTGGTGCTGGTTACACCATCTAAAATGTTAAGTTCAGCAGTAGTGGACGTTACACCGTCAAGTATATTTAACTCAGCGGTAGTAGACGTTACTCCGTCCAGAATGTTTAGCTCAGCGGCTGTACTGGTTACTGTAGTGCCATTAATAGACAGGGCATCAGTCTCCAGAGTACCGTCAACATCTACGTCACCTGAGATGTCTAAGGAAGCTACCACTGTTGTACCTGTGAGCGTAGGAGCAGTCAGTGTCTTATTAGTCAGCGTCTGAGAGCCTGTAAGGGTTGCTACAGTGCTATCTATTGCTAGGGTTACTCCAGTACCTGATGCAGTAGAATCAATCCCTGTGCCGCCTAGAATGCCCAGAGATTCACTATCTAGGTCAATGTCAATGCTGGAGGAACCGTCAGTAACGTCTAAGTCCTGTGCAGTTACTTGACTGTCAACGTATGCTTTGATTGACTGTTGAGTAGCCAGTTTAGTGGCACTATTGGAAGACATGTCATCTTCATCTTTAATGCCAGTTACAGTAGCTCCGTCACCCGCAATGTTGATGCTGGTGTTTGCTACAATGGTTGTACCTACGATACTGGAAGCACTGGATGCACCAATGGTCGTACCGTCTACAGCACCACCGTTAATGTCTGCTGTGGGTATAGTTACTGTGCCAGTGAACGTAGGGCTTGCAATGTTTGCCTTAGTTGCTGACGCTGTTGCAATGTTATTAAACTCTGTATCAATCTCAGCGCCTTTGACAATCTTGTTAGCGTTGCCTGAAGGTAAGGAGTCCTTTGCTGCAAAGTTAGTTGTTTTTGTATAATCAGTCATTATATAAGTCTGCCTATAACTGCTTCAGTATTTAGCTCTTGTATTGACAAGGCCCGTTGGTCTATTGTTGCTTCTATGCCAATAGTTGCTACTTTGCCTGACCCTGTTGCCTTTAGTCTAGCAACGTCAATAACAATAGTAGCACTGTACTCTGATGTGCTTACGTTGTACTCAGATATTCCGTACTCTGCGATAAGGCTTGTAGCAACAGTGAATGCTTGCTTACTGTAACCTTCCGTATAATCGTAAGCCCAGTTGCCTACTATCTCACTACCTGAGCCACCGATGACTGTAAAGCTAATCTCTTTAAGCATCTTAACTCTGGATGGGTCACCAAAGGACAGTGGGTTAGTGAAGTATTTGAATGTATATGTGTCAGTATCGTCCAAGTAGTCACTGTACTTGTTTACACCTACTGAGTTACCAAAGTACAGAGTACCGTCCTCTGCTCTTTCCGCACATAAAAGTGCGTTCCCTAGCCACGTAGTCGCCCTGTAGCTACCGTCCTCTAGTGTACCTCTCATGTCAAAGCAGTACACCTCAAGAGTAGTAGGTAAGAACAACAGATAGAAGGCTTCCTCTGGGCTGTATACTGACTTAATGTTACCTGTCTGTGTGTTTACAGCCAGCATCATAGTGTCACGTACATTCTTGGATACGTTGCCAATAGGGTTAGACTTCTCTTGGATAGTTCTACCTAAGCTACGTAAACCTGAGTCAGACAAGAATATAAGGTCTGTACCGTTGCTCTGTACGCTGTCTCTAGCTATACATCCGATACCAGTGATAGTATCAGATAGTGTCATACTGGACGGTGAGGAAGCTCCTTGGTACAGTAGAATGCTGCGCTTACCAAAGATAACTAAGAAGTCATTAAACTCCGCTAGTGCTACAATCTCATCATGTCCTGTAGGCCAGACTGTAGTGATGTCTAAGCTACCTGAACTACCACCTGACCACTCATGTCCTGCCAAAGAGTTTGACCAGTACAGTGTGTGCTTGTTGCCTGTAACGTCAGCAGCCCATATACGACCAAAGGCAGCTAATGCTTCGTTAGCCTGTGGTGGTGTGCCTGTAGCATGAGCATGGTCACTAAACTTCTCAAGGACACCAGAGCCTGACTCATCAGTGTAAAGTAGTGGCTCTTGTCCTCGCTGCCAAAAGTAAGCATGGTCAGCAAAGTTTATAATTTTCCAGTTGTTTGCGGACACTGTGTAACTGCCCGGTGTAACGTCAGTTAGTGTAGTGGTGCCTGTGAATATCTTGTTGTTACCAGTGGAGAAGATTACCTTGTCACCACTGTAGTCCACAAACTCAAATATAGTCTCTACACCAATACTGGAACCCAGCGGTGTTGCTGAGCTAGTCAGCTTGTTAATCCCCTTACGTGCTGCAATACGTCCATACTTGTCAATGACAGCGTTCTCTGCTATGGAAGCAAAGGACGGGTCTTGACCCACTGGAGAGTCCTGAGTGTTTAACCCACGAAACCCCGGCGCACCAATGTATATGTTCTGACGTTGCTCAGCCATTATGGGACTCTAAAAATAAATTCTTCAGGGTTCTTATATGCGTCTAGCGCAATCTCGTCTGATAAATGACGGTCTGCAATGGCAAAGTAGTCTTGTGCAGTCGTGCCGCCAGTCTCTCCTCTTTCTCTTGCAAGTAAAGCGACTGCGATATGAACGATAGGATTAGAAGGCAATGCAGTCGTGTCTGTGTCATTGCTTAGTGCGTTTTCCCTCGCTATTAAGTCAAAACGTAAAGAGTATGTACCGTCAGGTGTGGGGTATAATGTAACTTGTGTATCGTCTGAACTATCTACACCTGAGTAAGTAAAGTACGATGGTGCACCGCTAGTAGACCCAGCATTGTATACTGCATTGTTTACCCATGTTGGTGTTTGATAGGTAACAAAGAAATTAGATGTGTCGTTAATGACACTGTATATTTTAACACGTTCTCCAGCATTTGTCAAGCTATATTCTGAAGTTCCTGACGATGTTGTGACAACTACTGTAGTCCTAAGTGTAGACCAATCGTGTGCATTCTCTACCTGTGTCTTTGCGTCATTTACAAAGTCACCTACCATCTTAGAGTACGCTGTGTTAGCTACTGCGGACACCTCATCTTCACGTAAGCGTCTAAGCACGCTGTTCACTAATGTTAAGTATTGTGTACTCATCCTATTATGTTCCTAAATAAACTTGGTACAAACTCTGGTGTCTGGTACATAGTTGCTCTTTGTACTTCTTCAGGTGCTTGGTACATAGGCTTAAACTCTAAGTCTTCAAACATTGTACGTGTTACTTTTCCGGGAGTCAACATACCCAGAGCTAATCCTGATGCTAAGCCAAGCCCTGTGCCAACACCAGCGCCTTCTCCACGCCCTTGTCCTAGACCTTCACCAAAGCCTTCTTCTTTTCCTGCGGCTTCTGCGGCTGCTGCTGCGGCTTCTCCTGCTGCTACTGCTGCCGCTACGTCAGCTTCTCCCTTGGCTACTGCACTAGCCACTGCTGCTTCTCCAGCAGCTACTGCGTCCGCTACAGCAGCTTGTCCTGCTGCCACTGCGTCTGCTGCCTTAGTCTCACCAGCAGCTATAGCGTTTTGTAGAGTTTCTTCTGCTTCAGCTTTTGTAGCTTCTAATGTTGCTTCTGCGTTAGCCATTGCATCAGCTAGCTTTTGGTCTCCATCAGCAATAGCTTTGTCTTTAGCTGCGCTAACTTCAGTAATTTTAGTTTCTAAAGTAGATACAGTACCTGTCAGTGTGTTTACTGAAGTTGTCAAGTTTTCTATATCAGCTTCTTTTGCTTCCGTTACTTGTTGTTGCTCTTGTAGTGCAGTCTGAGTTGACTCAAGTGTAGTTCGTAAGTCTGATGCAGTGCTTTCTAAGTTAGATACTAAATTAGTTAAATCAGCAACTTCTTGTTGTTCTTCTTCTAGCTGAGATTCTAGTCTTTCTTTTTCTTTTGAGTATTCTTGTTCTGCTGTGTCAAGCTCATCTTTTAAAAGTTCTTGGTATTCTTCTACAGCATCAGCATACCGCTGGTTTCCTGCTTCTATAGCTTCTTGTTTTTGTGATTCTAATACTTCTAAAGTATCGCGCAGACCAGAAATAGTATCTTCTAATTCTAAAGTTGTTAGTTGCTCTCCAGAAAGCTCTTGCTCTAAGCCTTCTATAGTAGACTCAAAACCTGTACGTTCTTCAGCAAACGCTGACTCTACCTCTTGTACAGCGGAGCTAACTGCTGAATCAATATCAGCTTGGTTAAACTCTGTAGTGTCTTCAGGTAAGGCATCTATGGCTGCTTGTGTAGCTGCGTCTGCTTGTTCTTGTGTTAGTAGACCTTGGGTTGCTCCTGATACTGCTTCAGCTATCTGTGCGTCTACTTGTTCCTGTGTAAACGTAGGTGGTGCTATGTCTTCTTCAAAGTCTTCTACTTCAACTGCTTCAAGAGCATCGTCTAAAGTTATATCCTCAGTAATAATATCTAAAGGTGTGTCCGGTGGTGCTATAACTTCTTCAGGCTCGTCTGGCCTTACTGCTTTTTCAGTAGTGTCTGTAGTTTCTTCTGGAAGCTCAACCGTGCGTACAGCTCCATAAGCAGTATCTAAAATTTCTTTTATGGTAACAGGGTCAAGCTCTGCGTCACTCAGTATGCCTTCTGCTTCTTGCCTGTCTGAAGTTCTATTTCTTACTTTTTCTGCGGCAGTTTCAATACGTTCTTCTTGGAGCTTAGGGTCATCTGGGTCGTAGTATTTACCAGCAGTTGCTATAGAACTTAGCATATTAAGAGGGCCAGCAATACCACTTATGGCTCCTTCAGCTGTTGCCGGAGTAGCGCCACCCTTAATTACATCAAGCACATCTCCAACAGTCGTTACGCCGCTCGTATCTGTTGCAGTTGTGATGTTTCCTGCTGCGTCTATTTTAACATCTAACGCTTCTTCACCAAATAAACCAACGTCTGCAAAAATATTGCCTAATGCTTCCGCAGTACCTGCTGTTATCTTTGAAAGCATAACAGCCTTGCCTATTTCAGCAAGAGTCCTTACGCCAGTAGCAAAGTCACTTTCGTTTATTTCGTATGTTCTTAGCTCACCAAAGCTAAAAGGGTCATACAAATACTGTCCTGTGCTGTCTGAGAAAAGAGGATTAACACCGTACTGCCCCATAAGCTGTTGTACTTCAGGGTCTTG